ACAAGTTAATAAGATACAAGAGAGGTTTAATATATTAAGATATTACAAACTGATTTGAATTGTGATTGATGCTTTTTTGATGATGTACCCAACGGATTGCGTGGATTGTGTGGCACAAAGTAAACAAAAAACGGTGTGAAAATGAAAAAGCGGCGTGCGGAAAAGACCGTGCGCCGTAATTTTATCTATATGGGAAAAGCAAGTAAAATCGCCGTAAAACAAAAGCGATAGTTATCCCCACAAGACTGCCTATTGTATACAAACGGACTTGAAGTTGCTTCGCAACCGCTCTTGCGGTGTCCCAAATATGGCGGTGTTACGCCATATTTTGACCGCTGCGCCATCCTCGCCTCGCTGCATCTGCCACCGGCAGCGCTCGGCGACGAAGCCCGGCACGCGGTTTTGGGGTTGCATACTGTATTCTTTACATTGTGTTATAATGATTTGCTTAATCACTTGTAAATCCTTGATATATCAACGATTTTTAGTGCATATACTAAAAATTCAAGCTGTATCAATCAACCACAGAAAATTGAAAGTGTTAGAAAAAGAGCAAAAAAAATAAAGCCATATACTACGAAATGGCTTTATATCAATGGCAGGGGCAGAAGGACTTGGTCTCGCCTGCCGGCTCGGTCGGTGCTTCTGCACTTCGTGCAGAGGTCTCCACCGGAGACCCGCACCCCTCAACACGCTCCGCGTGCCTCGGAGTCTAAATCATTTTACTCAATGCCAAAACAAAAACGGTCACCTTTCGGTAACCGTTTTTGCTTTGGCAGGGGCAGAAGGACTTGAACCCTCGGCACGCGGTTTTGGAGACCGCTGCTCTACCAACTGAGCTATACCCCTATATTAAATTCTTCCTTACGGAAATCACTATGATATTATACATATATTGCATCATTTTGTCAACAATAATTATTTCAAAATGTTTTTATGAAGCTTCTTTTTAAATCTAATACACAATAGAAAAAACGATAACAATCGGCGTCTGTGCTATTGCTCGGCAAAAGCTGCAATCGGATGATGCATTACCGATGACAAAAACCGGTTTCCGCATAATTTTTCTCTTGTCCGTTATCTTTCAAATCAAAAAAAGAAAAACGAAAAGATAAACATACAAAACAAAAAGAAACGACAATCTTCTCACGAAAATTGTCGTTTCTTTGGTGGAGCTGTGCGCTCAATATCCGAACTCGAGATAGTGAGCGTATTGTTCCCCGAAATGTTGAAAGTCAGCACGAGTTTACGTCCTTTGTCCCCATCATCGTACACATAAACCGAGTTGACAAGCGTGTCGATGATACGCCGCTGATAGTCAACATCTTCTATATCACCCCTCTTGAACGATTCGAGCCAGAACATAATGCGCTCCTTCGTCAAGAGGGGCTTTTTCATTTCCTCCCGGGCAATCTGCCCTTCGAGGTCTCTGCGTTCTTCTTCCAGTTTTTCAAGACGTTCCTTCGTTGTGGGTGTGATAATGCCTTGCTCTATTGCGGACATAAGGTTCTTGATTCTCTTATTGGTCTCCTTCAATTGTTCCTGTAAACCTATGAGAACGGAAGTGTCTTGAAGCTCCTTCTCAATCAGCTCCATAGCTCGAGTGGATATTTTCTCTATGTTTTCATCGGTAAGTACCTGTTGCACCGTGAACTCAACGACAGTCCGCTCGAGCCATTCTTTTTTCTCGATTTTCTTTTGGCAAGAACGATTCTTTTTACGGCAAGCGCACTTGTAGTAATGGTGTGTCACCCCGGTCTTGGATGTTCCACTCTCCCCGATTAGAGGTGAACCACAATGTCCGCAGAAAACCTTTGTTGTGAGCAAGTAGTCTTCTTTCGCTTTGTTCTTTGCCCGTGCTGAATAATTGTGCTTGAACAGGGCTTGCACACGGTCGAATAATTCCTTGTCGATGATAGGTGGTACTGCGTCCTCTAAGACTACATCATCGTATCGGTACACTCCGATGTATTTATCATTTCGCAGAATCCGGGACAAGCTGTTCTTATTAAAAGCATTTCCTCGAGAGGTCTTAAACCCATGTTCATTCAACCAGTTCACAATCTGCGTTTTGGACTTACCCTCTGCGTACATCGTAAAGATGGTTCTGACGGCTTTTGCACCCACTGGGTCAATCTCATATTGTCGGTCGTTTCCTATCTTATAACCAAGCACAGTGCTTCCCATGGCGATACCGTGGAGAGCGTTCTCTTTCATACCTCGTTTGATACTCCGGGCAAGGTTCTCGCTGTAATACTCCGCATACCCCTCAAGGACTGATTCGAGAATAATTCCCTCCGGGGTGTCGGGCATAGGTTGTTTGGCGTAGAAAATCTTCACACCGTTGCGTTTGAGCTTTGCTTTGTAAATAGCACTGTCGTACCTGTTCCGGGCGAAGCGGTCAAGGGTGTACATAATCACAGCGTCAAAATGCCCCTTCTCGCTGTCCTTGATAAGTCGCTGGAAGCTCGGTCGGTTGTCTGTCTTGCCGGAGATTGCCCGGTCAATGTATTCATCTACGATAGCAAAGTCATTCTTAAGGGCAAATTCATGACACTCACGAAGCTGTCCCTCGATTGATTCTTCACGTTGGTTGTGACTCGAGTAACGAGCATATATTACCGCTTTGATAGTCTCACCTCCAATATCTTCTTTCTATGTATCAAAGCGAAGGGAATGACCTTATCACACTGCCGTAGTTGTTCCCTTATCCCCCTCAAGCTCCTCACGGTTCTCAAATTCATAAGCCATTGACATGAACTCGTGCTTTGCTCTCCGGGACAATCCTCGGTAGATACGAAGAATATCCTCCTCGTCCTCGTTGGCTGGTTTGGTCTCGGGTAAGTCTTCCTCGTCTGCGAAGAAGTCCATGACGGAACACCCAAGCAGTTTTGCCATTTCCAGCATTTCGGATTCCTTCGGTAATGACCCTTTGGTGTTGATGGCTGTTGCGAAAGAACTTGAACCCTTAACAGCTTTGACAATGGCTGTTAGATTCGTGCCTTTTTCAGCACAGATACGATTGATATTCTCTGCGAATGTCATAGTAATTCCTCCCCTGTAAAAAAAATTCGCAAAAATCGAATTTTCCTATTGACAATTCGCATTATAAGAATTAGAATAACAATATGAAGTTCGGAAAACACGAATTGGCAATAAGAAACCGACCTCTTGATAAGTGGCTTTTTCAAGAAGTTAATGTTATTGTATAAGAATAATAACAATAATTCGCCTATTTGTCAATAGTAATTCTGATTTCAAGAATTTACATCGTAAAGGAGGTAAGAGATTCGTGAACATTAAAGAGAGAATGGAAAAAGTGGGAATGACACAGGTAGACATGATACTGGAATTGCAGAAGCGAGGTTATGCAGTTCAGCCACCTATGCTATCAAGTATCCTTCGAGGGGTATACACCTATCCCAAGGCTAAGCAGATTCTCGCTGTTTGCGAGAAGATACTCGCAGAGCGAGAGCATGAATCTAACTGACGGACAGGTTAATGACCTCGCAAGACCCTTAGTGGGTATCATCATAAAGTTTTACGCAGACCCTAAGAATGAGGAGGATTATCAGAAATGGCTACGCAATGTAGAGGAACGAAAACAAAGAGAATCAACAGACATAAGCTCGCTGTGATTCAAGCATATATCATCATCGATACGCTGATACTGATTAGCATTATCGGTAGTCTTATCGTAGGACGAGCTACCGCTCCGAAGAAACAAGTTACCGTAACGGAGACGATTGAAGTTCCTTCCTACGAAGCCAATTCTCTCCCAGTTGCCGAAGAAGTTACATATTTCGATGTACCACTATCACACAGCTTACAGAGATATATCTACGAGGTGTGTGCTGACGAAGAAGTTCCCGTGTCTCTCGTTATTGCAATGATTGATAAGGAAAGTCGGTTTAACCCGGAAACGGTGAGCGACACTGGCGATTATGGTCTCATGCAGATTAACAAAATCAATCACGAGACACTGGAAGAACAATACAGGGCGACAGATATGCTCGACCCTTACCAAAATGTCTTCTGCGGTGTGAAAATGATTGGTTCATACATAAAAGCCTATGACAGTGACTATAACAAAGCTCTGATGGCATACAACATGGGTGACTACGGTGCTAAGAAAGCATGGGAAAACGGTATCACATCCACCTCATACAGTGAGAGCGTTCTTGCTCTCATGCAAAAGTATGAACAGGAGATAACATCATGATTGTTATTGAAACTTTAATAACCATACTCATTTTTATGTGCAACTTAATCATTGTGCCAACCCTCAGAGACACGCGTTCTGCCTTGTCCGAATTGAAAGAAGAGGTAATCGACAATGAAGACAGGATTTAAATTCATCATTGGTTGCGTTGTCTTTATCGGAATTGTGTGCGGAATGTACTTCCTGAGCCTGTTATTGGCAAACCGTATAATCTTGTTTTTTCTTTGGTTTTTTACGTGTTAACGCAAAGGAGGGTACAACAATGTACGAAGTATATTACGCCTATGGTATGAACAAAGGCACAACGATTACTTATACCTCTACATTAGAGGAGGCTACTTCCTTCGTAAAGGCAAAGGTGTTCGAATTATCGCAAAAAGGAATTGACGCACATTGCTATTACGGAATCCGAAAAATATAGGAGGAAATTCAAATGTCTAAATTTAGCAACGAAACCCTTAATCCGGGTGAGCACTTCATTTATAACGGAATTGAATTTATCTGCCTTGATATTATCGACGAGAATTACCTTGCAATCACTGCAAAAGTATGGCAGGAGCTTCCGTTTGATGTTAATAATTACAATGACTGGAAAGAGTCATCTTTACGCAGAGTGTTGAACGATGAGTTCCTCAATAGACTCAACCGGAACCATCTTATAATGCAGACATCTGACCTGATTGCAGACAATGGCGACAGGAAGTATGGCACTTGTGAGGACTTTGTAACGATATTGTCTTGCGACCAATATCGTAAATACAGAGATATTGTGCCGCACTACCCTGAATGGATGTGGATGCTGACCCCGTGGAGCTGTTTCAGAGGCGACGGCAACTATGTTTGCTATGTCAGTCCGATAGGCTACATCACAGAAAACGATGCCAGCAACAATTACGGAGTCGCCCCGGTTTGTCTTTTCTCATCCGAGAATCTGAAATTGCGCCGTCAGGCGAGCCTCATAGGAGTTGACGAAGATGACGAAGATGACTACTAAATCTATAAGAGAAGCTAAATGCGTCGAATGCGGAGAACCTATCGGAAACGAATTATACCATTTTACCAAACGCCGATGCTATGCAACCGTGTTTATTCATAAGAGATGTTATGAAAAGCTTCTTCCCAAGAAAGGCAAGTAAATGAGTAACAAGAAAACAGGCAATGATTTTGAAAAAGAACTCTGTGAGGTTCTTGCGGAATACGGGTTTTGGGTTCACAACTTCACCCAAAATCAAGACGGCCAACCCGCGGATATAATCGCCGTAAAAAATAAAAAGGCATACTTAATCGACTGTAAAGTATGCTCCACAAGAAAAGGTTTTGACCTCTCTCGTATGGAGGAAAATCAAGACCTCTCTATGGAATTATGGAAAATGTGTGGAAACGGCGAGGGTTGGTTCGCGCTCAAGGTCAACGATGAAATCATTATGATACCTCACTTTTCAATGATAGCTCTCTCTTATGAGAAGTCAGTTCTTAATTTGACTGACATTCGAAAGTATGGAACGCCGCTGGAAAGGTGGTTAAAGAAATGTATGCCCGATTAGAGAGAAAGGGTTACGATTGCTGGGGTAACGAAGTTGTACCACCTACTAAAAGAAGTTCAGATTGGCTGGACGAGCTGTTGGGAGGTGAGTAGTAAATGAAAGATTGGAAAGGAAATCAAAAAACCACATTCGTTTGTTTAGGTGCGTCCAATCACTCATTGACCGAACGAGAAGATAATGATTACTATGCGACCGACCCCAAAGCGTTGGAATTACTGCTCGACATAGAAGAATTTGACCCATTTATATGGGAATGTGCTTGCGGTGAAGGACATTTATCAGAAGTCTTAAGAAAACGAGGGTACATCGTCAAATCTACTGATTTGATAGATAGAGGGTACGGCAAGGGTGGAGTTGATTTCCTACGGACACACGAACAACACAATGGTGACATTATCACTAACCCACCATATAAATACGCTCAACAATTTATAGAACACGCTTTGGAGATTGTCCCCAGTGGACAAAGAGTTGCACTATTTCTCAAATTGACTTTTTTAGAAGGTAAAAGTCGCAGAAAGATGTTCGAGCGTTATCCGCCAGAATTTATATATGTATCATCAAGCCGATTACAATGTGCAAAAGGTGGCGAATTTGAAAAATACAAACAGGGTGGCGGTACAGCGGTGGCGTATGGTTGGTTTATATGGCGAAAAGGATTCACTGGTGAGCCGAGAGTGAGGTGGTTTAATTGAGAATAGTAGTATCTAACACCCTAACGGTCACAGACCCTACAAAAGAAATGCTGATGTGGTGCAAGAGAAATCTTGTTATCTCTAACCCCGAGTATGCCAAGAAAGCTCGTATGGGCTTTTGGCTCGGAGATACACCTAAAACATTGTCACTGTTTGAAGTCCGAGGAAATGAGCTGGTGCTTCCTTTTGGAGTGCTTCGCTCACTACCAAGAGAGGTTACAGACAATGCAGTGTTTGAGAGCGATTTTAAGCCTCCACAGGCGATTGATTTTCGAGCTGATGTTCCACTCTATGACTACCAAGAAACCGCCGTACAAGCAATGATAGCCGCCAAGTATGGGATATTACAGAGTGCCGCCGGAAGCGGTAAAACGCAGATGGGTATCGCCCTTGCCGCAAGACTGAGACGGCGTACATTATGGCTTTGTCACACGCTCGACCTTATCAAACAGAGCCGGGAACGTGCAGAGCTGTACATGAGCAAAGACCTCATGGGTACTATCACGGAAGGAAAAGTCAATCTCGGTGAGGGAATCACCTTCGCCACGATTCAGACAATGTGCAAGCTCGACCTCGCACAGTATCGGGACTACTGGGATTGCATTATCACAGACGAGGTACACCGGGTCAGCGGCAGTCCTACCGCCGTGACACAGTATCAAAAAGTGCTGAACAGTTTATCGGCACGACACAAATACGGTCTGTCAGCAACGGTACACAGGTCAGATGGAATGATTAAAGCTACCTACGCTCTCGTTGGTGAGGTTGCCTATAAAGTCCCGGACGAAGCTGTGGCTGACAAGATCATGAAGGTAGGTATCTACCCTGTGGGTACAGGGGTGAAGATAAGCCGGGAAGCCCTTAACACGGACGGAACGCTGAACTACACCAAGCTCATTACCTATCTTACCGAAAACGCCGCCCGGAATCAGCTCATTGCAGATTCCATTGAGCAGAGACCTTCACTGATTCTGTCGGACAGGCTAAATCATCTCGAAACATTGATAAGTCTTCTCCCGGTTGATATGCAGAAGGACGCTGTGATGATAAGCGGCAAAATGACAACTAAAAAGGGCAAGGCTGAACGAGAACAGGCTCTTGAGGACATGAGGAGCGGCAAGAAGAAATACCTCTTTGCTACCTACTCTCTCTGTAAAGAGGGATTGGATATTCCACGATTGGAACGTCTTTATATGGCAAGCCCAGTTAAAGATTACACAGTCGTTGTTCAGTCCATAGGCAGGATTGCTCGTACTTTTGAAGGAAAAGCAAAACCTATTTGCTATGACTTCGTGGACGATATAGCTTACCTCGTGAAGTCTTATAAGAAGCGATGTACAACCTATCGAAAGAACGGTTGTTACTTCGTAAAGGAAGGAGGGTGAAACATGGTCGAATTTGTTTCTTATGACGGCAAATATCCAAACTTATGCTCTGGGCAGTTAGTTTTGAAAATCAACGGACAGGTGCGAGAACTTCCTCGTTACTGTTTAAAATCCGGCGGCGGTGTTTGGTTTGACAATGACTGGAGGAACGCACACGTTGAGACTGGAAGATGGTCTATCGACCTCCCGGAAGATTTAGAACCGCTCCGAACGAAAATCGAGGAATGTATTAACGAGAATATTCCTTACGGTTGCTGTGGAGGGTGCATATGAGACTGATTTCGTATGACTGTGAGGTCTTCGCCTATGACTGGCTCGTAACCCTCAAGGATAAGGAAACAGGCGTTTACACCTGTATTTGGAACGACAATGAAGCTCTGAAAATGGCATTGTCCGATGATTGTATCTATGTCGGTTTCAACTCGAAACACTACGACCAGTACATCATCAAAGCAATTGCCGCCGGGTTTGCCCCGGAGGAAATTAAAAAGGTCAACGATTTCATTATTGCCGGAGGGCAAGGCTGGCAGTGTCCGCTTCTCGATGGTATCTACTTCCGTTTCAGTAATGTGGATATTCGAGACGATACGCAACAGGGGTTATCCCTTAAAGCTATTGAAGGACACCTCGGTATGTCGGTTAAAGAATCCAGCGTTCCGTTTGATATTGACCGTCCTCTCACCCCGGAGGAAAAAGCCGAGACGGAGTTCTACTGCAAGCATGACGTTGACACCACCGAGAGATTGATTGACATTCGTAAGGACTACTTGAAGAACAAAATCAACCTCGGTCGGCTGGCTGGTCTTGATGAAGTCAAGGCAATGGGTATGACGAACGCCAAACTGACTGCGGCAATGCTGAAAGCAACCAAGAAGCCGCACGATGATGAACGCAAGTATGTGTACCCGGACAATCTGCGAAAAGAGTACATACCACCTGAGGTTTTCGCTTTCTTCGATAGAATGTATGACCTCTCTATTTCAGACAGTGAGCTTTTCAAAGGCAAGTTCAATCTGAACATCGGTGAGTGTCCTGTGACACTCGGGTATGGAGGTATTCATGGTGCAATCCCAAACTTCTTTTGGGAGGAAACCGAGGATAGAGGAATTTGGAATGAAGATGTTGGAAGCTATTACCCACACCTTTGCACCATAAACGGCTACACAAGCCGGAACATTCCGTCTCCTCAGATTTACAAGGATATTCTCGACCGCCGTATGAAAGCGAAAGCCGCTGGCGATAAGCGCACGGCAAACGCTCTGAAACTGGTTTGCAACACCACCTACGGTTGCTTGCTGAATCAGTACAACGACCTCTACGACCCTCTCATGGGTAGGTCAGTCTGCATTTCCGGGCAGTTATATTTACTGGAACTTGCGGAACACTGTTATCAAGAGATTAAAGGACTACGAATTGTCCAGCTCAACACGGACGGTATCATGGTCGAGTGCAATAAGAAGGACTACGACACACTGACCGCCATCTGTGCTGAATGGCAGTCTCGTACAGGCTTTGACCTCGAGGAAGATACCGTTATCAAGATAGCGCAAAAAGACGTAAACAACTACGTTGAGGTTCAGCCGGGCGGAAAAGCAAAAGCCAAAGGCGGCTATCTCGTGAAGGGTATCGCTCCGGCTGGTGCTTTCAATATCAATAACTCCTGTGTGATTGTGGCTACTGCTCTCAAGGAGTTCTTTGTGAACGGAACACCTGTCGAAGACACCATAAATAGTTGCAATGATATTTTCCAGTTTCAGTTCATCGCTAAAGCCGGGGCGAAGTACCGAGAAGCCTATCATGTGGTGGACGGTGAAAAGCAATCCGTTCAGAAGGTGAACAGAGTGTACGCCACAGCGGACGAGAGATACGGAAAAATCTTCAAGGTGAAAGCCGAGGACGATTCCGAAGCGAAAATAGATTCTCTCCCGGAACACTGTATCATCGACAACGATAACGAGCTTTCCATTGACGAGGTAGACAGAAGTTTCTACATCGCTATGGCGAAAAAGCGAGTTGACGATTTCAAGGGTATCAAACCCGAAAAAATTAAAAAGCCAAGGAGGACAAAGAAAATGGCAACTACTACCAAGACCGCAAATGTATATCAGAAGCTCCTTACTGCAAGGGCAAAGTTCCTTGAAGCGAGCGTGGAGAAGACAGGAAAGAATATGCACCTGTCCTTTAAATACTTCGAGCTTGAGGACATTGTACCGACCGCTATCCGCATTTTCAATGAGGTTGGTCTTATCCCTGTGGTGAACTTTACTGCTGATGTTGCAACCATGAACATCATCAACACCGACAACCCGGAGGAATCCGTACCGTTCGTTGCTCCGTTCAATCAGATTACTCCTATCGTGAGCAACGCTGGCAAACAGGCTACAAACGAAATGCAAGCTCTCGGTTCTTCCATCACCTATATGCGCCGCTACCTGTATATGATTGCGCTGGACATTTGCGAGAGCGATCCCATTGACGCAAATCTCGGCAAGGGTGAGACTACTTCCGCTCCGGCAGAGAAGAAAGCCCCGGCTACTCCCGAGCAAAGACAGGAAGTGAAGGAGAATCTGACTGCTCCGGCTGACAATGCTTCTGCTTTACAGATTAAGGGTCTAAAAGCAGTTCTCAAGAAGCTCAAGGACGCTGACCCGAGCAAGGAGGAACTGATTGCAAATATTGCAGTACAGACCAAGGGATTCACGGAGATTTCCAAGTCCGATTGCGAAACGCTGATTCAGAAGATTACGGCAATGCTGGAAGGTGGGGTTAAGTAATGGCAGACATTACGTGGCTCGAGGGTAATCGTATTCAGATTGCCCCTCCTAAGAAAACCAAGAAAATCACTGGTACTCGTTTCGCTACAATCCTCGGTCTGAATCCGTGGAGCACCCCGTTTGAAATGTGGTGTGCGATTACCAAAACCTATGAGAAGCCCTTCGAGGACACTATCTACACGGTAGCTGGTAAGACCATCGAACCGAAACAGGCTCGTTACATGGAGCAGTCCTACGGCATGGACATTGTTCGCCCTTCCGATGTGTGGGGTGAGGACTACTTCAATAAGACATGGGGAGATTTCTTCCCGGAGAACAAGCACCTCGGAGGTATGTGGGACTATCTGATGAAGGGTGAAGACGGCAAAACCATCGAAGCTGTACTCGAAATGAAGACCACCAAACGTGCGGAGGACTGGCAGAACGATGTTCCCGAGTATTACGCATTACAGGCGGCATTGTACGCTTACCTGTACGGTGTAGACAATGTGATTATGGTTGCTTCCTTCCTTGACGAGAAGGACTACAAAGACCCGGCGGCATATCAGCCGACCGCAAGCAACACTATCACGGTTGAGTTCAAGGTCTCCGAACGCTACCCGGACTTCGCAGACAAGGTAGCCGCTGTTGAACAGTGGTGGGCTAATCATGTCGATACAGGAATCTCCCCGGAGTATGACGAGAAGAAGGACGCTGAAATCCTTGCGGCACTTCGTACCAACACTCTTTCCCCCGAGACTGACATTGAAGCTCTGATTGCAGAAGCCGAAGGTCTCAAGAAGGAGCTGGACGAGATTTCTGCTTCCACAGTAGACAAGGAGAAGCGTCTCAAAACCATCAACGACATTATCAAGGAACACGCTATGGGGCAGTTCCGTGACGGTGACAAGAAGGTCGAGGTCAAGGGTTCTACCTATGTGTGGATTGTCTCTCGTTCCGAGACTACCAGCGTTGATAAGGACGCTCTGAAAGCTGACGGCTTGCTGGATAAGTATAGTAAGAAATCTGAAACCTACCGCATGACGGTTAAATAAGGAGAATAAACACTATGTATGTAAATCCGTTTTGGCTCGGAGTAGCCGCAACTATCATCGTTGAAGTGGTGACAATTATCGGCATTTGTATTATCGCCGGAATGAAAAACAATAACAAGGAGGATAAGTAAAATGGCAAGAATACCCATGACGAGCGGTTTTGTAATAATCCCGGAGGGGGAATACGTTTTCCGCATTTATGACGCAACCTATGACGAGGATTTCGGTCGTATCGAAATCAAGCTGGTAAACGCGCAGGGTGCAACTCACACCGAGCGTTTCTCTATCAAGGATAAGAATGACGAGTACAACGAAAAGGCTCTGAACGCTTTCTCCTACTTCGCTAAGACGGCTATGAACGACTACACGATGGAGGACATTGACCCGGAACAGCTTATCAATCACTACATACGTGCAGAGGTTGTTCACACCAAAGTCCCGAGTAACAAAGACCCGAACAAGGAAGTCACTTTCGCAAACCTCGGGGACAAGTCTCCGGCAGACGGTTTCGATACCGAACCTGTCGCTCGTGCGCTCACTCTCGGTAATGGTAATAACGCCGCTCCGAAAGCTGCACCTAAAACACAGACCGCTTCCGCTCCGGCTAAGACTGGACTGAATATTGACGCACTGTTGAGTTAAGCAATTAGCCGGGAGGGGCAAGCTCCTCTCCCGGATTTTTAATAGGAGGTATCGCATGACAGATAATGTCAATCACCCAGCACATTATGAGACCGGGAAATTCGAGTGCATTGAGGTAATGCTCGAGACACAGGGCGTGGAAGCTACGAAGAACTTCTGTATATGCAATGCTCTCAAATACATTTACCGACACAGGAATAAGAATGGTGTCGAGGACATTAAGAAAGCCGATTGGTACTTGAAGAAGTATCTCGAATTGGCGAAAACACAGGAGGAAAAAGCATGACTATCAATGAGTATCAGACCGAAGCTCTCCGCACTGTGGCTGACATGAACCACCCGAACAATGACGAGATTCTGCTCAACGGTGTTATGGGGCTTGCTGGTGAATCCGGCGAATGTGTGGACATGATTAAGAAGTGCCGCTTTCAAGGTCACGAGCTGGACAAAGCTCACCTTGCAAAAGAGCTGGGCGATGTGGCGTGGTACATCGCAGTTGCCGCCCATGCTATCGGCTACGACCTCGAGACGGTATTACAGATGAACGTAGACAAGCTCCGCAACCGTTACCCTAATGGGTTCGAGAAAGAGCGCAGTCTTCACAGACAGGAGGGTGACGTATGACACTGGCAGAACGTATTGAGAAATTCAATAACCTCATGGGTGACATTGTTCCCCCAGAGGTCAAGAAAGACCTGTTGGAGAAGGGATTCTTCACCGCTCCGGCAAGCACCAAGTATCACGGCAATTATGAGGGTGGTTTATTCGACCACAGCTACATGGTAGCTCGCTACCTCAAGAAGCTCACAGAGGAGTGCCGTCTTGACTGGCAGAACCCTCGCTCACCTCTGCTAATTGGTATGTTCCATGACCTCTGTAAGATGGATAACTACATCTTGATTGACGGTCACTATGAGTACGAGACCGACACTCTGCTCAAGGGTCACGGTGATAAATCGGTTATGGTATTGGCACAATATTTCAAGCTAACCGAGGAGGAAATCTTGTGCATTCGGTATCACATGGGAGCTTTCTGCGATAAGTCCGAGTGGAACGATTATACACGAGCAGTGCATAAATATACAAATGTTCTATGGACACATCAAGCCGATATGCTCGCTTCTCATGTAGAGGGGGTGTAGACATGAGAGCAAGAATCCCGGATTTGGAGCTTCTGCTCTATAAGGCACAACAGGCTCTCGCCCATGACTCGGACTTCGTTCAGAAGATTACCGAGATTAAGGAGAACGAGAACCACAAGAAAGTTTACCTCGATTTCAGCGTTGAGTGCTTCTCACAGATTTGGGGTAGCACCTGTACTGGGTTCGATGTGACCGAATCCGGTGAGCCTGTTATGGCTGGTTCGGCTATGACCGAGGAATACACTACCATCGTACATGAGAAGACCACAGACACCTACTATGTGTTCTTCGGAGACCGCCCTTGCTACAAGGTGGACAACCCGAGCAATGAGTTCTATGAGGACATGAAGAAGCGTCAGATGGCGAGCCTGTCTCGAGCCAAGAACCGCTATTAAGGAGGAATGAGTGATGATTAAATTTGAAAATACAGAAGTCGTTGGTTGGGAGTCTGCTATCAGAGGCATGCGCAATCCTATGAACTCTTGGGAGAAGAGTGATAGTGGTTGGAGCCCTGATTGGCCCAGAGATAATTATATTTTTGTAGACGAAGACACGGATAATTATTTAGAATTAGCAATCGGTCCTAATGACCAGAAGCTCATGACGGCTCTTCGCAATGCTGGTACGGATCATCGTAAGTTCATGCGAATGATTACTGTATATGTTGATATTACTGCTCCGCTATATTGGTGGAAAGAATTTGACACATACAAGGTTGGTACAGTTGCAAACTCTTGTAGTACCATGCACAAAATCGCAGATAAGGAATTTACGCTTGAAGATTTTAGTTGCGAACATCTTATTTCTGACGAAGCTATCCCATGCCGTGTTTATTCAGCAAAAAGTATGATGGAAGCTACTGTAAATAACCTAAATACGTTTCGTAAACTTTATCTTGAAACTCAAGACAAAAAATATTGGTGGCAAATGATTCAACTTCTGCCGAGCTCTTATAATCAACGCCGAACAGTCATGTTGAATTATGAAGTTTTGGCAAATATTTATAAGTCTCGCAAGAATCATAAGCTGGACGAATGGCGTATGTTCTGCGATTGGATTCTCACCCTACCTTATGGTTCGCTCTTGAAGGAAAGTGTGGGTAATGAACAGAGCTGAACGGCGTAGGCAGAAGAAAGCTGGAATCAAGGTACAGAAAGAACCTACTCTGAATCTGAAAGTCAGTGATTTCGACCACATGGTCTTTCATGCGGAGAAGTCAGCCAAGGAAAGAGCGACAGCGGCGGCAATCCATGAAATCGACCGACAGATTCTCGAGCGTGATGAAGCCTATTCTCTCGACATTGACGCAATGGTGCTGTGGACGCTTCATGTTTACCTCGGGTTCGGTAAGAAGCGTCTTGAGAGATTCTACCGGGATATGTTGAAAGAACACATTCACATGAGGGAGGTCTACGAAATGGACGATACCTACCCGGAACGCTACAAACTCAAGGAGCTTTGCAATGTCGATGTGGAAGCTCTGAATAATGAATTTAAGGAGGTTATACACAATGTATAAGTTGAAGAACGTCAACGGCAGAGTAAACGCGCTGCTCCGCACCGGGAAGGACTTCGTAAAGAACAACCTCTCCGTGTCTGCGGCACAGCATATCATTGACACTGGTAAGCCGATGGAATCTGACAATCCGGACTACCCTATCTGTATTGACAATCAATGGTATTTCGAGGGTGTCAAGGTCAAGAAGACAGCAAAGAAAGCCCCATTGAGTTCCGTGTATGAGGAGGACAAGTAAATGAGCCGAACTTACTACTCTGAGTATGTGAATCATTGTCTGCGATTCTATGCTCGACACGGCAAACCGAAGTTCCACTCGGAAACAGACAAACATAACTGGGCGGCGTGTGACAGCGCACTCAAGTCGTTCTCCGATAATGACCGAGCAATGCTCCTATATATCTATCGTGAGGGTGATACCGTCCCGGACAATATTTATCAGTTGGCGAAGACCAAAGGTATTTCACAGGACAGCATTTGGAAGCTCGTAAATGAGCTGGAAAGAAAAGTGGCAAAACGGAGGGGTCTTTTATAATGGTGAACTACGACAATATTCCCGAGGAATTGAAGAAACTCGACCAGTGGGTGTGTGCGAATGATAGAAGCAAAGTCCCTATGAAAGCATGGGAGAACGAAGCCGCTTCCTCCACCAACCCGGAAACATGGTCTGATTTCGAGACCGCTCTCGAATCGTACAACCAGCACTATTACGACTACTGCGGTTTCGTGTTTGCGGACAATGGATATGTCGGGATTGATATTGACGAGGGGTACGATGAAGACGGTCTTATGAGCGTCCTCGGGGCTGATATTGTCGGTAAGTGCCACAGTTATACGGAGAAATCCCGGAGTGGGCATGGATTTCATATCCTACTCCGTGGAACTCTCCCCTTCAAGGGCAAGAACAATCTTGCTGGCGTGGAGATTTACAAGGCGGCTCGCTACTTCATTATGACCGGGAACACCCTTCTCTACCGAGAAATTATCGAGAATCAAGAAGCGATTGATTATGTGGTGGAGAAATACTTCCCGGAAGCTCGAGAGACATCCGATAAGGTGGTTGTTGGGCGAAATAAGATATATGTCCCGATATGGGAAGAACCTGTCGTGAATGGGCGTGTGAAGCTCCGTCCAGTCTATCCAAGAATCCCGGACGGAAGCCGCAATATCTGTCTAACCTCCCTCGCTGGTATGCTCCACAATCAAGGCTATTCCAAATCACAGATTTACGAGGAGCTGTTGTACGCCAATACGGTTGCCTGTGACCCACCTCTTGATAGGAATGAACTACGAACTATATGCAACAGCGTCACGAGGTATAAACGATGAATATTAAATGCTGTAAGGATTGCGTAAAGCACTTAGACACAAAAGACGATAACTTATACAGAAAAGACAAAATTTTATCTTTTAGGTATTGACATTCAATCTTGTATGTGCTGTCTTATAATCACAGCAGGGCAAGAAATTATCCAATAAAGATTAAGGAGAATTTTATCATGGAAGTTATTAGAAACATGACTATTGACACCGAACTGTTTGAACTGGGAGACATTATCTCCTTCACACTCTCCACAGGAGAGAAGGTTAAGGCGAAAGCCATTCGTGAGACCCCAAACGGTATGCTGTTCATCACTGTTGATTGTCTCAAGGACAAACAGCCGATGTCCAAGACCACAGACAGAATGGGTAGTATGGAAATCAACTATTTCAACTCTGACCTTCGCCACACTCTGAATAGCAAAATCTTTGATACCTTTCCGGAAGAAATCAAGAGCCGCATGGTTGGTATGCGAGTAGGTCAAACGAACTGCTTTGATATGCTTCGTATTCCTACCGAACGTGAAATCTTCGGAGCGAACCCTTACGGTAAGGACGAGCCTGTATCTGTGAGACGCTTCTACGGCATGGAGAACCGCCGTGAGCGTATCGCTTTCCAAGGCTCGGAGACAGGTACATGGAAATGGTACTGGTTGCAGAATAAGATTGAGGGTTCCGCTTCCTGTTTCGCTGGTGTCGGCATCGACGGTGATGCGGGCTACGGCGACGCTTCCCATTTTAATGGCGTTCGCCCGGTCTTTCTCTTATCCTAAAATCTCGCTCCCCCCCTTGTGGGACGAGTTCAATAAAAACGGAGGTAAATGTCGTGCAGACAAGATGTGAAAACTGCAAGAAAAGATGTGTCTGCCACGCTTTGAGGAGCAAATCCTCAAAGCGTTACTGCGGAAATATAGGAGGTTAAAAAGCAATGAATTATATAGGGTCTAAATATTCGCTTCTTGATTTTATTCATAGAACAATATCGGATGTTACTGGTTACAAGTCAGGTGATGATTATATTTTTGCAGATTTGTTTGCGGGAACTGGGGTTGTAGGAGCGAGTTATAGAAAAGAAGGCTGTAAGGTCATTTCAAACGACATTCAATACTATAGCTATGTAATCAATAAATATTTAATTGAAGGTTCAGAAAATATAGACGAATCATTGATAAGCAGTTTAGATTTATTGGATGATGTTGATGGCTTCATATTTGAAAACTATTGTGCGGGTTCAGGTAGTGGTAGAAACTATTTTACAGATAGCAATGGCAAAAAATGTGATGCTATAAGGATAGAAATCGAAAGACTTTTTAATCAGAATTTGATATCTGAGGAAACATATTTTGGACTTTTAGCAGGTCTTGTGAATTCGATAGATAAGTACGCAAATACAACATCGGTATACGGAGCTTTTCTTAAACACATAAAAAAATCAGCTCAAAAACAATTTAAGTTAGAGTTACTGCCAAAAATTCAGGGTCCAAAAGGAGAAGTTTATAATGAAGATGTTAATAAACTGATAACGAGAATTCACGGGGATGTTTTATATCTTGACCCTCCATATAATGCCAGACAATATTGCTCAAATTATCACGTCCTTGAAACTATTGCACGATATGATTATCCTGAGCTGAAAGGCAAAACCGGTTTGAGAGAGCCCAATGGACAGAAAAGCAAGTATTGTTCTAAGAGAACATTGGAAAGTGAATTTGAAAATTTGATTGCTAATGCGAATTTTAGATACATCTTTTTAAGCTATAATAATGAAGGCTTAATGAATGTGGATGCAATAAAAAATATAATGTCGAGATACGGAACATATAGATGTTTCACTCAATCTTATAGGCGATTTAAGGCGGATAAAGACGAAAACAGAAATATTTCAGGAAAAGAAACGACTGAGTATTTGCATTGTTTAATAAAAGAGGAAACATTCTTGAATCCGAACGAAATGAGACCAAGATGGTCAAGGAGGGTGATAAGTAATGCAAGAGCTTTTTGAGACACAAAATGGTCGTGTCATTATGGACGAGGATTTATCTTCAAAGATGTACCTTATCAAGCAGTATCACCCGGAAAAGGCTGACGAGACTTCCAGCGGCTTTGAATGGTCTGAAATGGGTATGGCAAACCTGTTTGGTTTGCTCTACTCTCACGAAGCTCGCTACTGCCCGGAACACAAGAGCTGGTACACCTATCACGAGGGAGCATGGCGTAAGGACGAGGGAGCGATTCTCGTGTCCGAGAAGATTAAAGATTTCGTCCGTCTGATGATTCTCTACTGTGGAGAAATCGAGGACGATGATACTCGAAAGTCCTATATAGGGTTCGTCAATAAGATGGGTGACAGACGTATGCGAGACAGAATCCTCAAGGACGCAACAGGTGAGCTTCGTATCTCTGCTGTGCAGTTTGACGCAGACCCCTACCTCATTAACTGTCTCAATGGTACATACGACCTTCAAGACTTCTCTTTCCGAGAACATAGATGGGACGATTTTCTCACCATGCAGACAGCATTTAACCATACTATCTCCAAGACGGTTAAGTGTAAACGCTGGGAGAAGTTCATTAAAGAGGTCACACAGAATGACGAGGACAAGGCGGACTTCCTTCAAAGGGCGTTGGGCTACTCCATGCTGGGTATGAGCAACGAGGAGTGTATGTTTATTCTTCACGGCAAGACCACCCGTAACGGTAAGTCTACTCTCCTCAACACCATTGAGACTATGCTCGGTGACTATGCTAAGGTAGCCCCGGTCGGTATGATTTGCCGTGGAGACCGTCAGAAGGACGCAGAAGCTGCCAGCCCTACCCTCGCCGGGTTGAAGGGCAAACGCTTCGTCACAATGTCCGAGAGCAACGAATACGGCAAGCTGGACGAGGAGAAAATCAAACAGCTTACAGGCGGCGAGGAAATCTCCGCTCGTGCGCTGTATCAGTCGGCAATCACATTCAAGCCACAATTTACGTTATGGCTTTCCTGTAACGACCTTCCGATGGTGACAGACAAGTCCCTGTTCGCTTCCGAGCGTATCAAAGTGATAGAGTTCAATCGCCACTTTACACCGGAGGAGCAGGACACCCACCTAAAGGACGAGCTGTGTGAGCAGTCCAACATGAGCGGCATTTTTATGTGGCTGGTGCGTGGGTATATCCACTACAAGGAACGTGGACTTGTAATGAGTGGTAGTCTGAAATCGGTTGTCACCAAATACGAGCGTGATAACGACCTCGTATTGCAGTTTCTTGAAAGCCGCTGTGAGCGAGTGTCAGAAACAGATAACGAGTACGGCACTCGAGATAAAATGGCAGTTATCAAGGCAAAAGACTTATACAACGCTTTCAAGATTTGGGCGAAGTCCGAGGGTGCTTATATTCTGTCGGCTCGTAAGTTCAATTCTGAAATGGAGCGTCACCCGGAGTGGTTCGACAGGAAATCGACCTCGAGCGGTTATGCGACTTATTGTGGTCTGAAATTGAAGGAGGTGTTGTAAATGACCGATAAGGAATTTACTGATGAAGAAATCATAAAGGCAATTGGAAATTTATTTAAAAACACAGATGAGATATATGAACTCACAATCCAAAATAGTACAAAAGGGGTATACGGCGAGAAACAATATTATTGTATTCCCGAGGGTGTTTATAACCTCATTATGCGGCAATCCAGCTTTATCGACCGCCAAAAGACAGAAATTGAGAGATTGAAATCAGAATTATCAAATATGAGTGAAATAAAAATCGAAGTATACAAAAAATTTGCGAAGAAGTTGAAAAAACGCTATGACAACCCTGTTTGGTATTTAGGCGGCTCTAATGGCTTTTTTGATAATCTCGACAGCTTTGTAAAAGAAATGGTTGGTGAGGAAGAATGATTGCTTTCGGAGATTATTTTTATTTCATGGCAAGAGATGTGGAATACATCGAAGCTCGGAAACGCAATAGCGTTCCATACCCATACGAAATAACGGTATGTTTTCGTAGCGGACACAAGATATCTATGACATATATGAACGAAGAAGATTGGCAATTTGAACGAGCAGAGCTTGTTCGGCAACTCAAAAAACTACTAAAAGCACAAGTGGAGGAAGTGAAATAATGGCACGATATTTTAAAGTGGTCGAAATTGACCGTAACAGCTTCATCGAAGCAACGGGGGAAGATTTAGACTGTTCACAGTTGTCTACTGAATGTGACGGCATTGGTTATGTTGCCGTAGACGATACCGAGGAGGACGAAATCACCGTTTCTCTCGACATTTTTGAGGAGGTTAAGTTTGATGATTACGAGGAGGTATCGAAATGACAAACGATGAACGCCGCCCTACTGGGCTATTCCATTCTGCTGACGAACTGCGTCAACTTATCCGCGAGAACCCTACCCTCCCACTTCTCGTTTTTGCGGGAGAGGTCGCCAACATCGGAGACTACTCTTATATGTGTTGCAGTTACATCAAGGCATACAAGGGGGAATTTCTTGACTGTGCTCAGACGGTCAACGACTGTATGTGCTACACCGACAGGGACGAGTTTGAGGAAGCTGTCGCAGACTCCCTTGTCGATGTTGATTACACCGATGAGGAGTTTGACGCTCTTGTGAAGAAAACGGTTGCCGAATACGACCCGTACTGGAAGCCGTGTATCATTCTGTGTGTGGATAACTGAGGAGGTATGACAATGTTCATTTGGCTCACATGTCCGACTATCGGACAGGTACTTGTAAATCTTAACCTTGTCACTGCTATCACCTGTGTACAGGGTAAGAACGCTGTCTCTTTCGGCGAGGATGATTATATCGTGGTTACGGAGTCTCTTGAGGACATCTACGAGCGGATTCAGTCCGCAGAAAAGAGGTATAGAAAATGACGACAATGGTTTGCAAATGTGGTGGTAAAGAGTTCTTCATCGAGGAACACGGCAATCAGACCGGGATTTACTGCTCCGCTTGTGGTAAGTGGCAGAAATGGCTCGGGAAGGACGATATACGACTTTTCAATCACGGCACGATTCCTTCTCACAATGTAGCAATACAGATTGAAGGTTTTCAGAACGTTTCTCTACAGGAACGTCTCAAGGCTCGTATTGCCGAGAGTGCAATCAAGGTATCTACCGTCAAAGCTCCGCACACCTATATGAAAGCTGTCGGCACGAGGGAGCTTGAGAAGATTCTTGAGGAGGAATTTAAGCATGAGTGACAATGTTAGAGAAATGACTTTACAGGAGGAAATCGAAGCTCTACCTATTGATGAAAATATCAAAGATAGACTTCTTTGCAAGCTACAAAGATATGACCATCTTGCAGAGGAAAATAGAGAGTTGATGGTACAGTTGGCACAACAGCAGGAGGAAATGTATTCAAGAATTGTTCCTCTCAAAGAAGCAAACGTCGCCTTACTAACCGCCTGTGAGGGGATATCCCGGGCGATGGTTGCACAACAAAAAGTGAAATAATCTAAATCGGAGGGTTAAATATGAGTAACGAAGTAAACACTGTCACTCTGTCAAAGGGTGTTTATGACAGCATGAGAAGCACGAATGACCGGGCTGGTATGCTCTTAAATAGAATCATGCACACTATCACTATTGCGGACGATAGCGATGATTTGAGCGTTGATACAGAAACGATTCTCAAGACTATTGAGATTCTGTACCCGGAGACATATAAGAAAAAAGTGTCTGCTCTCAAGACGATTCGCACGAAAAACTTTTTGAAAAGTAGAGGATGAATTAGGAAATGAAGACACGAAATGACATACTTGCCGAATACGTCCGCAGTCGCTACCCCGAGATTGAGAAGACCTTCGACTTTGCCACCTACTCTATTGGTGTAGCTTTTAAAGAGTTCGGCAGACATATCAAGGAAGTGCTCGGAGGTACAGGTAAGGAGGTAGACGATGTTTGCGATTCAAAATCAGAGGACAGGTAAATTCGTCTACGGTACGGACTACCGCTACTACCCTCGACACCAGCGAACGGACTTCGAGCGTATGCGCACATACGATGAATATTACTTCGCAGAGTGCGATTTTCTCTCTCGAGGGTGTGGTAAAGATTACCGCATTGTAGAGCTTGAACCTGTCAAGGTGAAGCGTGTTTTGCCGCCTGTGGTGGACGAAAGACGCAGATAATCTAAATCGGATAAGTATTTATCAAAAATGACATTTACCAAACTATCTGAAAAAGATTGAAAAACAATCTTTTACAAATAAGAGTTATTCTTATTATTACAAGTAGTTAAAGTAGCTGTTCTCAAGGTTTTGCGTGTAACTTCCTCTATATAGAAAAATCCCTATATATAAAAGTTATACGCAAAAACCGATTTTCAACTACTTTTACTACTTCTAAGATTATAATAAGAAGAATTTTAGAAAGGAGACTGAAATGGATATAGATAAGCTGTTAGCAGACAGTTCCGAGGAGACTGTTGCGACTAAGGAGACTGTTTCCAGCGAGGAGACTGTTGGAAAGAAAGAGACGAAGCCTAAAAAGAAAGGTAAACCAAGGGGCGGCAACTCTCCTGTGATTGGGATGAATGGATTCAACCTTGACGCTGGGGATAATGCAAAGTTCTTGAGCGTTAACATGGAACTGTTTCATATGCCAAACATTGATATGGAAAGTGTATCGGAGGTTCAGCAACGACTTTCCGACTATTTTACGTTGTATGCGAACGCTGATATGAAACCGACTGTTGCAGGCATGGCTATGGCGTTGAATGGCATGAGCAGACAGACTTTGTGGGCTATTACTCATAATGCTCCAACAGGAAGTACAGGGTATAAGACAGCGTTGCCGCCGGGCGTGACCGACCTCATTAAAAAGGCGTACTTTTTGCTCGAAAATTTGTGGGAATCCTACATGAACTCCGGCAAGGTCAACCCGGTAGCTGGAATCTTCCTCGGCAAGAACAACTATGGCTACCAAGATAAGACTGAGTACGTACTCACACCGAACCAGCAGAACGACAACGACTATTCCGCTGAAGAAATCAGAGAACGCTACATTGCAAGCGACCAACAGAAACGACTTTCGGCAAGCGACTCTGACGAGGACACGAACGACTAACGACTTTCGACTATCGACTATCGACTATGCAAACCCGCTCCGAGAATTGGGCTGAGATTTCAGCTTGATTTTCGGGGCGGATTTTTTCACAAAATCGTGCGGATTTAGCGGGTATCACTTTAACGCTTTACCGCAACAGAGCAAACAACAGGAACACGGAAAAATTGCGGCTGGCGTTTGGCGTTTAGTGTTTGTTAAATGGTGTGTATAACTTTTTATAGATACGCGCGTATATAGAGGAAGTTATACACACTGTTTAATGTTTGCTAAATATTTTTATAGTTGTAAGTAAAAGGACGGAAAAATACAAACACGAAAAAGTGTAAAAATTTTAAAAAACCTATTGACATAGACACGAAAACGTGTATAATATAAGCATAGACACGAAAACGTGTAACATGAACGGAGGTTATATAATGAAAATTTATGATTTAATTCCTACGGACGGCCGGAAAAGTTTTTACGGCAAAGCTAAAGTTTTTATTGAGGACGATGGAACAGAAACGCTTTACAGCTACAACACGCCGATTATTAAAAGGACGGCAGCCGGGGAGCTTGTGAGAATGTGGGACGGCCGGAGCGCAACAACGGGGCGACACATTGCCGCATTTTGTGGAATGCACAAAGCCGAATACATGAATTTGCCCGTGATGGGTTGATATAAAGGAGGATAAAATAAAATGAAATTCAAAACGACAAGAAAAGCCATTGTAAACGGTTCAAATAATATCGTTTGCGCCGGGTATTGTGATTTGTGGCATTTACTCTCTAATCATTCCCCAATAGCTTACACTTGCGGGGTGTATGGCTGGAATTTCGATGTATACGAAATAGACGGCTTGACAATTTGTACAGGATACCGAGGAATGCCGGGGAGACGGGCAAACAACATAAATGTATACGAACAAAAAGCCCGTGAAATTATGAGCTGGGAAAACAAAAGCTCATACGAGGAAAAGCAAAAACAGCTTGAGCAGCTTTTACACGAATTTATTAAACAAGCATAAAAGGGAGGTAATATATTATGAATAACCGAATACCGCGCCTATTTTCACGGATAACGGGCGAAATGCTTATTGAAACATCGGAAACGCGCCCCGGCGATATAATCCGAGTATATAAAAATGATACGGGTTATCTCGCATACAATCCGCGGACAAATCGCCATTTTTATATATTCGTTTCTATGTTGCGAGATTCTGAAATATTCAAATTAAAGGAGATTTTACAATGAAAAATATTGATACTATCATGGGAGAGCTTGCACAATATACCCGGCTGCAAGAGGAAACCGCCACCATCATTGACGGGTTAAAAGATGAACTTAAAAACATCATGCGAGCGCAAAATATCGAAGTTTTACAAGGCACTGAACACAAAGCAAGTTATAAGGCGGTTATTTCATCCCGTATTGATACAACGGCATTAAAAAAGGACGCGCCCGAAATAGCCGCGAAATATACCCGAACAACGAAAAGCCGCCGCTTTACATTCGCATAATATAGGAGGGTGAATAAATGGCACTTATTTGCATATTACTTTTTCCGCTGGTTGTGATGGCTGAATTGTTAAGCATGAACAACTGATTTTATAGCCCCGATATATAATCGGGGCTTTTTTCGTGCGTGTACCGCTGCCCGGTAAACGTAAAATATAATCAAGAATAACCGCCCGGGATATGTTCGCCCCGGGCTTGTGTCGTTCGTGGGCGTGGGTTGTTCGGTTAATTGTGCCCATTGTATCTGGCTTGCATTGTGGGACGTTTTCCGCGGCTTTTGTGCGTGGGTGTATATATTTGTATGGGTTCATCGTTTTTTCGGGCTTGTAGCGGCGTTCTGTGCGGTGTAGGGGTATGCCCCGGGGGGGATTGACAAGGGGGGAAAACCGAGCAAGGGAGTATGCCGAGTAGCCGAAAAATATAAAAAAGCTCATTTTACACGAAAAAGTGTTGACACGATTATGTGTATGTGATATAATCTAATTATTCAAAGGAGGTATGTAAAATGAAGCCAAATGAAATTGTCAGAGACATTATGAAATTGAGAGGATTTAGCAATCAATCTCTTGCGACAAAATTGAATAAATCCACCGCTTCTGCAATTTCCAATCCTTTATCGAGAGAAAAAGGAATGCGAGTTGACACTTTCATCGAAATGGTTGAAGCTATGGATTGTGAAGTAATCGTCAGAAGTAACTTGAAAGATAAAACAGAATGGCAGATTAATAACGGGTTATCTCAAGAAGAAGTTAAATCCAATCTTGACAAATTACTTGAGGAATAATTTAGTAAACACTAAACGATGTGTGAAACTTTTGCCAGATATGTGCGTTCTGGCGAAAGTTATACGCAGTATTTAGTAAACGCTAAACGGAGAGGAGGATATGTCCATGACGGCTATCGAAACCGTTCGTGCAATCATGGGAGCTAACAGCATATCGTTAGGCGAATTAGTTGAGTATGCAGACATGGGGACGAAATCAAATATATGTCAGCTTTTATCCCGTAATGATTTGAAAGTAGGTACTTTTGTAAGATTGCTCGAAACAATGGGATTTCAGTTGGTTGTGCAAAGCACAGAAAATTCACAGGAATATGTATTAGTTTACGAGGAGGTATCTGTATGATTTACGGATATGCTCGTGTTTCTACCAAAGGGCAAGCTCGTGACGGCAACAGTCTTGACGGACAAGCCGCCCTACTCAAAGAAGCGGGAGCAACGAAAATTTACTATGACTCATTTACAGGGCGGAAAATGGACAGACCCGAATTTGACAAACTGAAATCCGTCCTCAAAAGCGGTGATAAGCTCATAGTTACCAAACTGGATAGATTTGCTCGTAGTGCAGCGCAAGGCAGTCAATTGATTGAGTCACTTATCGAACAAGGTATCACCGTCCATGTTCTCAACATCGGTGTTATGGATAGTACACCTACGGGGAAACTCATTCGTAATATCATGTTGAGCTTTGCGGAGTTTGAGCGGGATATGATTGTAGAGCGAACACAAGAGGGAAAAGCTATCGCCCGTGAGAAAGGTATACGAGTGGACGGCAGACCGTGCCTTGACTTGCCGATAGAGCTTTTTCAAAAATTCCGTGAAAAACAAAAAGGCGGCGAAATGACTGTGGAGGAATGCTGTGAGGAGCTTAATATCAGCCGTTCAAGTTGGTATAAGTATCTAAAATGTATTGACTCACAGCCGTGTTAGTAGTATATTACAATTATTCTGTAACGGAGGTCAAAACATGGTTAAGAATAACATTGAAGTTGATGTAAAGGTGAAACTCCTCGAAGCTGGTAAGACACAACAGCAGTTAGGTGAGGAAATCGGCACGACAGGTCAGTACATCAACCGAGTAATGAAGAAACCGAGTGGCATAGTCAATGAGACATTCGTAAAAATGATGAAAGCTCTCGGGTACGATATTGTTCTCACCTACTCGAAACGTGAGGAAAAGTAGCTGAAAATCAGTTTTTGCGGTAACTTTTGCTATATATGCGTGTACTAAGAGGAAGTTACACGCAAAACCTTAAGAACAGCTACTTTAACTACTTCTAAAGCGAGAAAATCATCCGTTTCGAAAGAAAGGAGGTTGAAATTATGAACAATTATCAACATTTGTTAGAAACTACATTATCAGATTATACACAGAGAACATACACATTGGGCGCGGGATATTCTTACGAAGATTTGACGGAAGAAGAAAAAACAGCTTTGCATGATTCTGAAAAATATGAAGAATGTTATAGTAATAAAAGAAACAGATGGTTGGTCAAAGAAGCCAGAAAAGATTTTGAAAAATTACGAAACATCCCTAACTTACCTAAAGAAGCGATAGATATTCTAAAAAATTGGACATTTCGAGATGGAGATGAAGATGAATAAGGGGTGATTATCTCATGAAGAAAGCGATTGGTTATATCCGTGTATCTACGGAGGAACAGTCTGCGGACGATAAATACGGTATCGAGGTACAAAAACAGGCGATTTCTGATTATGCTGGTAAGAATGACTACGGAATCGTGTGCTGGCTGACCGATACAATAAGCGGTGCGAAGGACAACCGCCCGGAACTGGACAAGATTCTCTACGATGGTGAATATCGAACCCGAAAAGGCAAAAGATTTCAGCCGTCCACCATTCGAGGAATTTTATCTAACCGCCCCTTCTATGAGGGCAAATACAAATATGGAGATATGGGCTGGGTACAAGGCGTACACTCCCCCATTCTCCCATTGGAGGTATAGAAATGAAGAAAATGCTATCTATTATGCTTGCCGGAGTGCTTATGCTGGCGGTCTCCGGGTGCAGCACGGATTCATCTGTTGCCACAGTTGAAACATCTGAAACATCTGAAACATCTGAAACATCTGAACAACAGGTTATTTACGAAGATGAATATATCAAAGCAACCTATCAAGGAATCTCAAACTCGATTATGAGCGTGTCATTGGAAAATAAATCCAATGAGGAAATAACAATTCTACCGATGGATTCATCTGTTGATGGTGTGATGAAACAATTCACCAGTGGTGTTATCGCTACAATTCAACCCGGAAAAACCTTCAATCAAGGTTGGAATCTCGGCGCAATACCTAACAAAGAGATTGAATTTTCAATGTCCATCTGTGGAAAAGATATGTCAGAACTTGTTAGGACAGATTCTTTGAAAATTGAAGTGAAATAAATGTGGGTGCTGGCGATATTGATATTTCCCCTTGCGGTACTCTATGAGATTGTAAAAATGAATGGGCAGTCTCACCACTGAGGGAAACGAAAACGAAGAAAAAGATTTTAATGATGAGGGTGCGTTATCGCACAGAGATTTAATTCTGTGAACGGTGGCGCTCTCTTTTTTTTTTTTTTTTTGTTTGGAGGTAACTATGGAACAATTACTTGAAATTATTTATCAGAGGTTCAAGAGCGGCGATTTGAAAGCTGGCGAAGACCTCTACTATATGTGCCGAGAAGCTATGAAGAACGATATACCTCTCGGTGTAAAGTGGCTCAAGGCTCTGTCAGAAGACATTTCCATTCACATGACTACTTGTCAGAATGAGAAGACGTTGCGAACTCTGTTTGCACTTCATAAACGAGTGCTGCTTGCCGCCGCTCCTCATGATTTTGATTCTTACTTGCTCTATGTTGAGTGGAACAGAGAACCAGACAAGAAGTTTTATCCACCTCGTAGGAAGGTGCTGAAACAGGTGGTGGACGCTTTACAGGAGCTTGCGGAAAGAAAGATTGAATTGCTGACAATCTCCCTTCCCCCCGGAACTGGTAAAACAACGCTTGCAATTTTCTATCTAACATGGGTTTCCGGGAGAAATCCGAACGAACCGAAATTGTCCGGCAGTCATAGTAATGCCTTAATCCGAGGGGTGTATGATGAATGTCTGCGTATTTTGGATAAGAACGGTGAGTATCTGTGGCACGATGTATTCCCTACTGTCACTGTATCGAATACCAATGCGAAGGATTGTCGTATCGACATTGACCGCAGACAGCGTTTCGAGACATTGGAGTTTACTTCTATCGGTACTGGTAACGCTGGTTTGTATCGAGCAGTTGACCTGCTCTACTGTGACGATTTGATATCGGGTATCGAGGTCGCTCTCTCAAAAGAGCGTCTTGATAAATTGTGGGAAACCTACACCACTGACTTGAGACAGCGTAAACAGGGAGACCATTGTGGAGAGCTTCACATTGCTACCCCATGGTCGGTACATGATGTTATAGCAAGGTTGCAAAGACAGTATGCGGACTGGGATAAGGCAAAATTTATTGTTATCCCGGCATTGGACGAGAACGATGAATCCAATTTCGATTATGATTACGGTGTCGGGTATTCCACCGAAACACTGCATAAGCAGAGAGAAATCATGGACGAAGTGAGCTGGCGAGCATTGTTCATGTGTGAGCCGATTGAGCGTGAAGGACTTGTCTATTCACAGGACGAGCTTCGCCGCTATTTCGAGCTTCCTTCCGAAGACCCGGACGGTATTATTGCTGTCTGCGATACAAAAGACAAAGGTACTGACTATGCTTTTCTTCCTGTTGCTTATGTCTATGGTGACAACTACTATATTGATGATTGTGTATGTGATAACAACTTACCAAACATCGTTGACGCAAGGCTAACGGAGATTCTGCTTCGTTGTAAAGTCAAGATGTGTCGTTTCGAGAGCAATTCCGCTGGTGGGCGTGTTGCCGAAAAGGTACAGAACGAGGTCAAGAAGCGTGGCGGTATCACTCGTATCACGACTAAGTTCACCACCGCCAACAAGGAGACGAAAATCATTGTCAACAGCGCATGGGTAAAAGAACACTGTCTATTCAAGAACAGTTCCATGTATCAGAAGAAATCTGATTACGGAAAAATGATGGATATGCTTTGCTCTTACACAATGGCTGGTAAAAACAAGCACGATGATGTTCCCGATGGTATGGCTATGCTGGCAGAGTTCGCACAAAGTCTGTCCGGCGCAAAAGTGGAAATCTTTCAGAGACCGTGGTAGCACAGGTCATATAAGTTATCCATACTTTCTACATAATTATCAATATATAGTGTGTTATAGTATTGACTTCCACTATATATTGTGGTATCATAGTGTAGTAAAAAGAACAAGTTTGAATAGGTGCATGATTGCACGAGGTAATTTAGACCTCAAGCAGTCATGCACCTATATTTTTTTTTTTTTTGTATGCAGAAAGGAGGAAGGAACGTGGCACATCAAATTGACGAGAGCAAGCCGAAATATCTAAGTCAGACACGATTTATGAGCGGTCGGCGCATTATCAAGACCAGCATAACAGAAATCACGGACGAAAACGTGGTTGATGTTCTTCGTAAGGCTCTCGCTACTCACGAGTTGAACCGCAGTGAGATTGACTACCTGTGGAAGTATTACCGTGGAGACCAGCCAATCAGAAATCGTGTCAAAGACGTTCGCCCCGAAATCTGCAATAAGATTACTGAGAATCGTGCAAACGAAATCGTGTCCTTCAAGGTTGGGTATCTGTGTGGTGAGCCGATTCAGTACGTCAGCCGTAATGGTGGCGAGGAAATCGTTAAGCAGATTAACACCCTCAACGAGTATATGTTCGCAGAGGACAAAGCCGCTCAAGACCAAGAGCTTGTCGAGTGGCAGATGATTTGTGGTACGGCGTTCCGTCTTGTCCTTCCCGATGAACCGGGTGAGGAAGACGAAGCTCCTTTTGAACTGTACACGCTCGACCCGAGAGACACCTTCGTTGTGTATTCAAACGAAATCGGTAACAAACCGCTGATGGCGGTTAAGTACAGCAAGGACGATAACGAGATTTTCCACTACTCGATTTACACCGAGAATCGCTATTACCTCGTGGACGGAGACATTTTGGTTGAATCCAAACCTCATGCCCTCGACATGATTCCGATTATTGAATATCCAGCTAATAATGCTCGGCTGGGTGCATTTGAAATCGTACTTCCTTTGCTGGACGCCATCAATAATGTTGAAAGTAACCGTATGGACGGTATGGAGCAGTTGGTACAGGCTTTTATCAAGTTCATTAACTGCGACATTACCAAAGAGGAATACGAGGAGTTCTTACAGCTCGGCGCAATCAAAGTGAAGTCTGTTGACGGACAAGCCGCCGATGTAGGTGTAGTCACCACAGAGCTGAATCAGACACAATCGCAGACCCTTAAAGACGATTACTACAACGCAATGCTCACTATCTGCGGTATGCCAAACCGTAACGGTGGTTCTTCCACGAGTGACACTGGTTCTGCCGTGTTACTCCGTGATGGTTGGTCTGACGCAGAAGCTCGAGCAAAGGACAGTGAGAATGTCTTCAAGCGAGCAGAAAAGAAAATGCTCAAGTTGGTTCTTCGTATCTGTCGAGACCTCGGCGGTCTCACACTCAAGTTGAGTGACATTGATATGAAGTTCACTCGCCGTAACTACGAAGCCATTCAGAGTAAGTCTCAAGTCCTTATCTCCATGCTCCAAGAGCCTAAGATTCACCCACAGTTGGCGTTCCAGCATAGCGGAATGTTCTCTGACGCTGAATCTGCTTACACCATGAGCATGAAGTATTACAAGGAGCAGCAGGAAAAGGCAGCACAGATTGCCGAGAAGACCACTCCCGATGATTCCGGGGGCGATGATGACCCGGACAATAACGATATTTAAGTGGTAAACCGCTGTGAATATAGGCAGAGAAGCCTTAAATCGCAATAGTCAGAGAAGACTTAAACCGCAAAACATTGTCACAGAAGACATTAAAAGACAGGAGGATTCCAACATGGCAAAGATTGACATTAGCAAGATTGACGGCTACGCCGACATGACCCCAGAACAGAAAATCGCCGCTCTTGAAGCGTTCGAGACCGAAGACCCCGATTACAGCGGATATGTGAAGAAGGACATTTTCGACAAGACGGCTTCCGAGCTTGCGGCTAAGAAGAAAGAGCTTAATGAAAAGCTCACCGAGGACGAGCAGAAAAAGCAGAAGGAACAGGAGGAACGTGAGGAGTTACAGTCCAAGTATGACAAACTGCTCCGCGAAAGCGAAGTTTCCAAGTTCAAGGCAAAGTTGCTCGGCATGGGTTATGAGGAGAAGTTGGCTGACGCTACCGCAGAAGCAATGGCTGATGGTGATACCGAGAAGGTTTTCGCCAATCAGAAGAAACATCTTGAGAATGTCGAGAAGAAGGTTCGTGCGGAAGCCCTTAAAGTTACACCGAAACCGACCCCGGACGGAGATTCCGAGACTATGACACTTGAGAAGTTCCGTAAGCTGTCTCCACAGGAGAAATACGATTATTCTGTGAAGAATCCTGAGGACTACAAAGCCCTCTACACCAATAACGATACAGGAGGTAATGAGTAATGGCTCATAAAATTTATGACAACTTCTTCCTCTCCAATGAGGTTGAAGACCAGTTCAATTCCCACCTCGATTTACAGCAGTTCTGTACTGTTGATAACTCCCTCGTGGGTACTGCTGGTATGATTCGCAAGATTAACGTTTACAAGGCTACCAACGGCACTGAAAAGCTCGGTATGGGCGAAGGTAACACCAAGTCCATTGAGGTTTCTTATACTCCGGAGGAGTACAAGATTCTCATGGCACAGAACAAGTTCGAGTATTTTGACGAACAGGAAATGACCGACCCTATGCTCGTTCCTGTCGGCACTCGTCACATGGGTACTGACCTGTTCAACACCGTGAATGGTGACATTTATGGCGAGTTCAAGAAGGCTACCATGGTTGTTCTTGCAGATAAGTTCAACTTCGCCGCTTTCGTAGACGCTGTTGCAAGTCTGAACATTGAAAGCACTGACAATCAGCCGGAGAAGGTTGCTCCGCAGACTTTCGCTTTCATTAACGGTGCTGATACTGCTGAGCTTCGTAAGAACCTCGCAGAAGACCTCAAGTATGTGGAAGCATACGCACGTTCCGGCTATGTAGGTACTGTCGCTGGTGTAAACATTTACACCAAGAAGGACGCTACTAAGGGTACTGTCGTAGTTGCTACTCGACAGGCTGTAACGATTTTCAACAAGAAGGGTGTTGAAATCGAACAGGAGCGTGACGCAGACCATCGTAAGAATGATATTTACTCTCGTAAGTATTATCTTGCCGCTTTGACTGACGCTACTAAGGCTGTCAAGGTTTGCAAAGGTACGGCTAAGGTCACTGCGGACACTACCGTAACTAAGGACAAGGTTTACTACGCTAAGACCGACAACGGTTACATCGTTGGTACTCCTAAGTCTGACCCTAAGACCGAAGGTTTCTACGAAATCACTTTTGCCTAAGTAAAGGAGGTGGACAACATGACCGAGGAAGAAAAGCTGATTGCTCTCAAAGCGATGGTCGGTGGTTCGGACAGTGACGAAGTGCTGTCCACCTATCTTAAACTGGCTGGTCGTAAAATCATCAATCGAGCATATCCGTATGATTCCAGTGCGACAGAAGTTCCGGCACAGTACGACACTCTCCAATGCGAGATTGCCGCTTATATGCTGAACAAGCGTGGTGCGGAGGGTCAGACCTCTCATTCCGAGAACGGTATCTCCCGAAGCTATGAAAATGCTGATATTCCGCCTTCAATGCTCAAGGGGGTTACTCCTCATGTGGGGGTGATTAAATGAGAATGATGGAACGAAACAAGAGCAGATTCTTCTACGCTCTCTACATAGAAAAAGTCCCTAAGACGGACGAATACGGAAATGTTACAGGGGAATACGAAATCATTCGAGACAATCCAGTGGAGTTTTTTGCTAACATTTCTGCTGCAAAGGGCGAAACAAGCACCCGACAGTTTGGAGAAAGCGAGAGTTATGACAAAGTGATTGTCATGGGGACGGACGCTCCCCCTATTGACGAGTACACAGTGCTATGGGTCGATAAAACGCCACAGGTCGATGGAACCGGGGCTTTGGTTACGAACGATGATGGGGAGGTCATTACTCCTCACGATTATATCGTCAAGAAGGTAGCCAAGAGCTTGAACAGCGTGTCGATTGCGATAAGCAAGGTGACTGTCAGTGGGTAGAAAAGTTATCTCATTCGGATTGTCAACGAGTGAAATCAACCGAGCTATGAAAGAGCTGGCTGATTACAAACAAGAAATCCTTAGAAAAACAGAACTCCTCCGAGAGAAAGTAGCCGAACGGCTGGCTGATGAAGCGAAAAGCGGATTCAGCGGTGCAATCGTTGACGAGCTGATTCTCAAAGGAGGGCAAACTTCTCCACGATACGCACAAGTCGATGTGTCGGTTGACAACCGAGGGTCGGTTACTGTCGTTGTCGCAAGTGGTGAAGACGCTGTGTGGGTTGAGTTTGGTGCTGGTGTCTATCATAATGGCTCTCCCGGTTCGTCCCCTCACCCTCATGGTGCAGAACTGGGAATGACAATCGGTGGATTCGGTAAGGGTAACGGCAAAAAAGAGGTTTGGGGATTCTACGAAAATGGCGAATTGAAGCTGTCTCGTGGTACTCCGGCTCGTATGCCGATGGCTCTTGCAATCACTACCGTTTGTAATGATATTCAGTCTATCGCAAAGGAGGTGTTCGGGTGATTGACATTGAGACAGAGGTATTCAATATCGTGTCCGCAGAGGTACGAAAGAAATACCCGAAAATCTATATGACTGGCGAATATGTCAAGTCTCCACCTTCCTTTCCTTGTGTTTCTCTCATTGAGACAGACAATCAAGTTTATCGTAACACTCGAGATTCCGGGTGTATCGAAAACCACGTACAGGTGCTTTACGAGGTGAATGTCTACTCTAACAAAATGAGCGGCAAGAAAACTGAATGTAAAGCAATCATCGCTCTCATTGATTCCAAGATGGAAGCACTCGGATTCACACGAACCCTTATGAACCCTGTTCCCAACGAGGAAGACGCAACAGTTTACAGAATGGTGGCTCGATACAGGGCTATCGTCTCTAAAAACAAAACTATTTATAGGAGGTAAACAACCATGGCTATTAACACTTACAAGATTTTTCTCATGCAGAAGAATACTACCGCATGGGAGAAGTTGATTGACATTAAGGAGTTTCCCGACCTCGGCGGTGCGCCGGAAATGCTGGAAACTACTACTCTGTCTGACAAAATGCAGACTTACATTCCGGGTATTCAGTCCCTCGATTCTCTTGAGTTCACTGCGAACTACACTCTCGAGGAATACAAGAAGCTGAAAGCACTGGAAGGTGCGGAGAAGGAGTTCGCCGTTTGGTTCGGTGGTACGGAAGCTGGCGATGTCGTCACTCCTACTGGTGACAGCGGTAAGTTTAAGTTTAAAGGTTTTCTGTCTGTTTATGCTAACGGCGGCGGCACGAACGAGGTTGTCGAAATGACTATCACTATCGCTCCGTCCTCTCCTATCAGCATGGACGCAGAGTAAGAAAAAATAAGGAGGATAAATCATCATGGCAAAGCAGTTGAAATTCACTTTCGAGGGTAAAGAATATGTCCTTGAGTTTACTCGCAGAACGGTTACGGAAATGGAGAAGAAGGGCTTCATTGCGGCAGAGGTCGAGCAGAAACCTATGACCAATCTCCCGGCACTGTTTGAAGGTGCGTTCCTTGCACATCATCGTTTCGTAAAGAAGGAAGTTATCAACGAAATCCTCTCTCACATGACGAACAGAGAGGAACTTATCGGTAAGCTTGCAGAAATGTATAACGAACCGATTATGGCACTGGTCGAAGAACCCGAGGAATCCGAGGGAAACGTAAGCTGGACAGCGAGTTGGTAAGTGATTCGCTGTTGACAGATGAATCCGCTAACGAGGGGAGCGAGCGTGAGAATCGCTCTGCTCCCCCTTCTTATTCGGAGATTTTTCTTGCTAAGTTCCCCTATTACTTATCAATAGGCATGACGGAAGAACAATACTGGGATAGAGATTCCACTCTCGTGAAGTCCTACCGCAAAGCGGAGGAGTTTCGCAAAGAGAGGGTCAATCAAGAAATGTGGTTGCAGGGTATGTACATTTATGACGCTATTTCTCGTCTGTCTCCGATTCTTCGTGCTTTCGCCAAAAAGGGAACTAAAGCCCAATCTTATGTTGAGGAACCATATGCCATCACTAAAAAGACGATGGAGGAAGCAGAACTCAAGAAGGAAAAGGCTAAGTCTGATAAGGGTCTGCGCTATATGCAAGCGTATATGGTACAGGCAAATAAGCAGTTACAAGAAAGGAAGTGAGTATTATGCCTACTACAATTGAACAACTCGAATTGGAAGTTCAGTCGAGTTCCACCTCGGCTGTCGCTGGTATAGACGCTCTTTCCGCTTCTTTGTTCAAAGTCAAAAATGCAATTAAGGGCGGTATCGGATTAACAAGCGTTGCAAATCAAGTACGCAATCTCGATTCCGCCCTTAAAAGTATGGATAGTTCCGGGGCAAACAAAATTGACAAGCTCGCTTCCAGTTTGGATAAATTGAGAGGTCTCGGCAGTCTCAAAATTTCATCTTCCATCGGAAATCAGCTTCGAAATATCGGCAGTGCCGCCACTTCCCTCACTGGTGTAGATTTCAGTGCTATGGAGAAGCTGGGTACAGCACTTCAACCGTTGAACAATCTGAACGCTTCCGGGCTAAAGTCCACTATTAATGCGCTCAATAAGTTACCGAAGCTGGCAGACATCCTCGACAACATGGATATGACTAAATTCACCAGCCAGATTCAACAATTGTCTATAGCTCTTGCTCCGTTGACTAATCAGCTTAATGCTGTGACTGCGGCGTTCAGTCGTCTTCCTACGAACATTCAGAGAGCTATTACCGCCACGAACAGAATCTCGCAAGAGAACAATAAGGCGACAAATAGTTACATGAATCTGTATGCCAAAATCAAAATGGCTACGGGCGTTGTTCGTAATGGTGCGAGAGTAATTGCTTCGTGGATAACACAGTCCAACCAGTACATTGAGGATTTGAACCTGTTTACCGCTTCTATGGGTAAATACACGGAGGAAGCACAGAACTATGCTGAAGCAGTCAGCGAAGCCCTCGGTATCGACCCGGGTGAGTTCATGCATAATCAAGGTGTGTTCAATACCATCATAAGCGGTTTCGGCGTGGCGAGCGATAAAGCGTATCTTATGTCTAAGAACCTCACACAGCTCGGCTACGATATTTCTTCGTTTTTCAACATTACGTTTGAGGACGCAATGCAGAAGTTACAGTCGGGTATCTCGGGTGAGCTTGAGCCGCTTCGTAGACTGGGTTACGACCTGTCTGTTGCAAGACTGCAAGAGGAAGCTCTTGCTCTCGGTATCAAGAAAAAGGTTTCTGCTATGACACAGGCTGAAAAGTCGCAGTTGCGCTACTACGCAATTATGACACAGGTAACCACCGCTCAAGGCGATATGGCTCGTACTCTGAACGCTCCGGCAAACCAGATTCGTATTTTAAAGGCACAAGTTACGCAGTGTGCAAGAGCTTTGGGTAATATCTTTATTCCCATGCTCAACGCCGTTATACCTTATGCGATAGCTCTGGTGAAGGTTGTCCGTATGCTGGCAGACTCTATCGCAAGTCTGTTCGGATTCACACTCCCGGAGGTAGATTATTCCGGCGTTTCTGCTGGTGCTACTGCGGTTGGCGATTTGGCTAACAACGCCGAGGACGCTTCCGATGGGCTGAGTAAAGCCGGAAAAGCGGCTAAGAAGCTGAAAAATGCTCTGCTCGGTATTGACGAGCTGAACATTCTGTCTAAAGACGATAGTTCCAGTGGAAGTGGAAGTGGAAGTGGTGGCGGTGACGGCTTGGGTGCTGGTATCGGTGGTGGAGATTTAGGCATTGACCTTCCTACCTACGATTTCCTCGGTGACGCAATCACTTCTAAGGTTGACGAAATCGTTCAGATGATTAAGGACGCTATGTGGGAGATTACTTCCGTTATCAGTACATTTCTGTTGGCAATCGGTACTATCCTTGTTGTCACAGGTGCAAACCTTCCTCTCGGTATCGGTCTCATGGCTGTTGGTGCTGTCGGTTTGGCGGCTTCGGTAATGGAGAACTGGAACGGAATGTCGGAACGGTTGGCGAGGGTACTTACTCTCGTTACCGGAGTGTTGGGTGGCTTCCTGTTGGCTATCGGTGCTTTCCTTGCATTTTCGGGTGTCAATGTACCGCTCGGTGCTGGTCTTATAGTGGCTGGTGCGGCGGCTCTCGGTACAGCAGTAGCTATTAACTGGAAGTCCCTCAACGGAGACCTGTCAAACGCTCTGTCCATTCTCATGACAATCGTGAGCGGTGCGTTACTGGCGATGGGTGCTTTGTTCGCTTTTACTGGCGTTGACATTCCTCTCGGTATCGCATTGATGGCGGCTGGTGCTGTTGGCATGGTTACGGCAATCGGTCTTAACTGGGATTCGATGTCCGACCCTCTCCGTAGGACAATCGGTATGCTTACAGCCATTGTTGGAGGTGCTTTACTGACATTAGGTGTAATTCTCGCTGTGGCAGGACTCGTTCCTCTCGGTGTTGCAATGATTGCCGCTGGTGCTGTTTCTGTCGTTTCGGCAGTAGCCTTGAACTGGAACTCCTTAACAGGTGATGTTCAAGACTCCGTACTAAGCATAGTGGCTATCGTGAGCGGTGCTTTAATCGGTATTGGTGCAATCCTCGCTCTTACAGGAGTTGCAACCGGGTTGGGTATTGGGATGATTGCCGCTGGTGCTGTCGGTCTTGCCGCAACGGTCGGATTGAATTGGGATACTATGCCGGACAATATCAAAAAGACTATTACGAAGATTCTTTTTGTTGTTGGGGCGGCTTCCATTGCCATAGGTATGATTCTTGCTTTCACAGGAGCTGCAACTCCTCTCGGCGTAGGTCTTATCCTTGCTGGGGCAGCGGCTCTCGGTACGGCTGTAGCCCTTAACTGGGACACTTTGACAAACAAGCTTAAGAGCGTAACGACTAAGGTACTTGAGATAGTTGGTGCGGCGGCTCTTGTAATCGGTATCATTCTTGTTTGTACCGGGGTTGGTATTCCTCTCGGTATCGGATTGATATTATCGGGTGCGGCTGCTCTCGGTACAGCAGTAGCTATTAACTGGGAAACTATAAAAAACAAAATCACGGAAGTTTTTACCAAGATTAAATCAATGGGTGGTTCTCTCGGCAAACTCGCTATTGGTCTCATACTGTGTTTAACAGGTGTTGGTATACCTCTTGGTCTTGCTCTCATTGCTGATGGGGTCAAAGACTTCGCTACTGGAAAACCCGTTAGCTGGGATTCGATGGTGAGCGGGATTAAGGAAGCTCTCGGAAATATATCTGACGAGTGGAACAAATTCAAAAATAAAGTCAAGGACAGCGAGCCTGTTCAATTCCTTGCCGAAGTTAAGAGCAATGCTTCGGAATGGTGGAATGGTATTGTAGAGCTTTTCTCACCAGCTATCGACTGGTTTTCTGAATTATTTGGTAGTATCTTTCAAACAATCTCTGATATTTTTTACAATATAGGCGTTATCGCAAGTGGTTGTTGGGAAATCATCAAGACGGTTTGGGGTATCGCTTCCGAATGGTTTAGCGAACATATCATAACACCAATTGCTACATTCTTCTCGAATATGTGGAACGGTATTAAAGATGGAGCAATTACCGTCTGGAACGGTATTGAATCCGTGTTTTCTGTCGTTGGCAATTGGTTCAACGAAAACGTTATTCAGCCTGTGGCTGGCTTCTTTACTGACCTATGGGACGGCTTTGTCAAGGGCGCAAAAAAAGCATGGGACGGTGTTAAATCCGTGTTCAGTACGGTGGCAACATTTTTCAGCGATACTTTTAAGAAAGCTTGGCAGGGTATTGTTAAAGTGTTTTCTCCTGCAGGAAAGATATTTGTTGATATTAAGGACGGTATTGTATCTGCGTTCAAGACCGTTGTAAATGGGATTATAAAAGGACTAAACAAAGTAGTTTCCATCCCATTCAATGGAATTAACGCCGCTCTCAAAAAAATCAGAGATGCAGAAATTGCGGGTTGGCAACCTTTTTCAAGTCTACGCACAATTACTGTACCGCAAATCCCTCTCCTTGCCGAAGGTGGAATTATTACGCCGAAAAATGTTCCAAAGTATGCAGGCGGAACGAATCGGGCGCATGGCTCTATGTTCGTTGCTGGTGAGAGCGGTGCAGAGCTGGTGGGTCATGTAAATGGCAATACCGAAGTCCTCAACCGTTTTCAGATGGGACAGATTATGCACAGTTCTATCATTGCTGGTATGGCTCAGTTCCTCCCCGTTTGGAAGACGCTCAGCAACACCTTGGTTACGAGTGCGAATGCTATTATTCAGTCTGTCCTTGTAAGTGCGGAAGCTGTGAACTCCCACCTTACTACTCAAGTAACCTATGACCCCTCGAATATCCTTTCGCAGTCCGTCTATGACGAGACTGAGAGGATTTACGGAAATTCTTGTGATGAAAGCGCGATGGCTTCTGTCTTACGAGAAATCACTACGGACGCTAATAACGAACAAAACGCGCTTCTTCGTGAACAGAACAACTTGCTCAGACGTTTACTTGAGAAAGACCAAACCGTAAGGGCTGTTATAACAACAAGCGATGTTGTTGACGGTCTGAACCGTAAGAACCGTCGAGACGGTAAAGTTACCGTCCCTGTTGGATAAGGAGGTACAACGCATGGAATTTAACCCTATTAAAAGTGTAGACGGAAAAACTTGTCGTTGTCCCTCCTCTTATCAGTGGAAGCTGGCTGACGTGTCAGCTTCCGACGCAGGGCGTACAGAAGATACGGTAATGCACAAAAATCGTATAGGTCAAACCGTGGGAATAGAGCTGTCGTGGAATAACATATCGACACAAGAAGTTTCCGCTATTCTTAAGATGTTTAACCCCGAATACATTACCGTATGCTATCTGGACGCAATGGAGGGTGACTACATAACTAAAGTGTTTTACGTCGGAGACCGTACCGCGCCGCTATATAACACTCGTATGGGTCTTTGGCAAAACGTGTCTTTTGATTTAATCGCAAGAAAGGGATGAGAGAGAATGTATAAAGTCTCGCAAGAAGTCATTAAGCTTTTTAACAGCGGGAAAAAACAGGTAGTTGATATACAAGTAAAGCCAATCAGCGGTGAACCTTTAACCCTCTCGTCCTCCGACATCACGAATGGCGGATTTTCGGTAGATAGGTACTCTGTTACAGGAGATAAAATTGAAATAGGCTCTGTAGTCTCTGCAGAGTGCGACATTACGCTCGAAAACAAAGACGGTCGATTTGACAATGTGGTCTTTGAGGGAGCGGAGCTTGTTATCAAGATTGGAATTAAGGATTGGGACGATAGCACAGCAGATATGCACTATGTGCCTTTAGGTGTGTTCATAGTAGACACACCTCCCCGAGCCTTGAACACCATATCTATAACGAGCCTTGACAGAATGGCGCACTTTGACCGAACCGTATCTGACGCAGATTTAGCGGAGCTGTTTTACAATGCTCCCACCATAGCGGAGCTTCTTGTCAGATTGTGCGACAAATGCGCGGTATCTTTATCTACTACTCCGAGTACTCTTCTTAACTCCGATTATATAGTTACAGAGAAGCCTACTGATGAGAACTTGACATATCGACAGATATTAAAGTGGATATGCGAGATTACAGGTACTTGCGGTTATATGGACTGGGACGGTAAACTCCGGCTTGAGTGGTACAACAATCAATCCAACATAACTATAACCCCCTCTATACGTTACAGCAGTGACGTAGCAGAGAATGATATAACTCTGTCGGGCATTGAAGTTGACGTAACCGACAATGAAGTATACCAAACTTCACCTTTTACAGATGATTACGCTATTGCTATATCCGATAACAGTCTTATTTCAAACGGTGAGCCGGTCGCAAGTGGTCTGTCACAGCGAGTAGGTCTTACCTATCGCCCTTTTTCAGCTAAGATAAAATCCGCTCCATATCTGTACCCTATGGACGTCGTTGCTTTCCAAACCAAAGTACCGGACGGAGACACCATAGACACAGAGTCTGACGCGGTTCTGACGACTGAGGACGGAGTTAAGCTAACCACCGAGGATTACAGCGAGAGCAAGAGCGTAACTACTATTTTAACTAATGTTAATTATACGCTGAACGGTGCTACCGATATATCTGCTAAAGGGGAAACACAGGCACGTGGCGGTTACGCCGCCCAAGGCAGCCTTACGTCTCAACAGAAACTAATAGTCAAGAAACAGCAGAAACAGATAGCTAAAACCGCTTATGACCTCTCTGCACAGGAGAAAGCTACGGATTACCTCAACAACGCCGCTGCTATGTCGTTAGGTTTGTTTCATACGGAAGTGACAGACGATACAGGCGCAATAACGTACTATTGGCACGACGCAACAACTCTTGAAGAGTCACAGTACATCTGCATGAGGAACGCAGCAGGCTCTTTCACAACGTATAGCGGATGGAACAACGGTTCGCCTGTATGGAGTTCCGGGACAGACAAGTACGGTAACGCTCTATTCTCGCTATTAGATACAATAGGTATTCAAGCTGAGTGGATAAGAGCGGAGAGTATTACTACAGACAAGATGTCTATAGGTCAGCCGGAACGCGGAACTAACCTTGTATTAGACTCGTCCTTTGAAGCGAACGCATTGTACTACGATGTTACTCTTAACAAGTTGGGAGAAGCTGTAGACTATGAACATAACGAGTATTGGAACTTTGCAAAGTGTGGATTAGGTGATAACTATGACCCTGCCCCGTTCGCCGGAGTAGACGGACATTCGGGGGAAGCCCCTCGCGAGGGGGCTGGATTTGACAACGGCAAAGCCCACATTGATACCTTTATAGGCAGAAAGAGTGAGTTAAGTGCTGTGAGTGATAACGCGTTCGGATATTCAACCCGTAGTCCTTTCCCAATTAACGTTACTACACATTGTCTATCGTTTTATTACCGTATCAAAACTCACAAAACGGGTACTATATCGTCCTCAGCCACAGCTACCGGACAAATTCTTGTTAAGCTACAATGGCTCAACGAGCAAAAACAGGTGCTGAGCACGTCTATATGCCCCGTGACTTATACGGATAGCAATAACACCTTGTGGCAGAGAGTACACACCACAATTACCCCTCCGAATAGCACGGCTTACTGTAATCTGCTAATAGCCGCACATTGCGACAGTATTACCTCTACTGACGATAGTTCAGCTTACTTCGATTTGGACGGCATACTTTTCGAGGAGGGGGTAACACTTAACAATTGGACGTGTGCTCCCTCTGAGGTCTCGCATAACGGCGTATTGATAAGCAGTAAGGGTCTTAACGTGTCCGACGGTAAAATCAAAGTAACTGACATCGGTAAGCGAGATGTACTATATACGGATGGTAATCAGATTCTCCAACACAACGGCGGCGTGACAGTCGAGAAGTACAACCCTACACCCGATGAAAAGACGGGAAAAAACGATGTCGCTTTAAGGATGTCTCTTAACCCTATCCAATTCAGCGATAGCGGACAGAGAGGTAGTGTATTAGGTGCTACGTTTGAAAGTTATGACGATAACGGAAGCGTAACGAAACTCGGATATATGGGTATTGATAGTCCCTATGAGTGCGATTCTCAAGGTACGTATGAACCTCACCCGGAAGATGACAAACATCGTCCGCTTACATTTCAATCTGTGAACGGATTTGTATTCGGCGACGGAGTAGTAAGTGGCAACCCTATAATGACAGTACCTACAATACTTCAAACCGGAGCCGATATGAACTACATCACAACCCCGGGTTATTATCATATTGAGAATAATGTTGTTGCAAACAGTATCGCCAACCTTCCCGAATTAGTGAATGGTACTAAATACAGCACAGCTGGTATCATTAAAGTAGAACAGATAGGACACACTGGGTGGGTCGTACAGACCTACTACCCTCAAGTAGAAAATACTGGGCGCGTATTTATGCGAAGTGCTTCACTTGATGATACCTCTTACTCGTGGGGGAGATGGTATCAATTCTGCGGAGGCGAGATAGAAAATCCTTTTGTAACAGCAAGCACTGTAAACGCTGACTTGGGTATGTTCAATACTGTAACGGTTGACGAGTGGTGTCACGTGAACGATGGCATTTTGGTAATGAGCAAAGATGATAAAGAAGCTGCTCTTCACGTTGATGGTGGCGGAGTCGTGCGAGGGAATCTTCAAGTAATTGGTACTTGCACGGCTACAGCGTGGGAGACTTTATCAGACCGAGACAAAAAAAGAGATATACATTCAATCGACGACTTGAATGCCATTGATGAAATAAAACGGTTACACTTCTATACCTACTCGATGAAAGATAATGACACTCACATTCCGTTGGGTATTATGGCTGACGAAGCACCGAACGAGATATTAGGTGCTGACAGGAAGTCTATAAACTTATACTCTTATATTTCGCTCTGCGCTAAAGCCGTACAGGAACTGTCGGATGAAGTCGCAAATTTAAAGAGAGAAATAGAAAAATTAAAAGGAGACGATAAAAATGGCTAAGATTTCGGAGCTCCCTAATAGTGCTACCCCATTAACGGGAGAAGAAACTTTTCCGATTGTGCAGTCCGGTATCACGAAAAAAGCCCGAATCAACGACATTAAAATGACCGTTGACACCGAAATATCAGACACAAGCGAAAACCCTGTGCAGAATAAGATTGTTAAAGCTTATGCCGACGGCTTGTCAAAGTACAGAATTATAAGCGATGTGACTATAACTGAAGACATCGGTACATATTCAATATCGCAAGACAGCAACGGCAATACGTTTGATTTGCGTAAACTGTTTTTCTTGTTTATAGGAAAATTCGATAATGCTTTGAACA